CTAATACCGCGCCTTCAACTCCTCGGACTCGCCCCACAACCGTCCCCACTCCCGCCCGTATTGGCGCGCAACTGCCGGATCGTGCAGCACCAGCACGTTTTCAGCATTTGAGCGTTCTGCAGCCGCAGTGAAGTTGAAACTGCCCGTCTCCACCATCGCGCCGTCCACCACGATGAATTTGTCGTGCAGGATGGCGTAGCGGTAATCCACGCGCACCGGCACGCCTTGATTCGCCAGAAACGTTGCAGCGGTGTACCGCGCCGTCGCATTGCTCTTGTCCACCACCAGTTCCACGTCGACGCCGCGCCGCTTTGCATCCAGCAGAGCAGTGGCAATCGGCTTCGAGGTGAACGAATAGGCGGCAACCCTGACGGTGGACTTCGCTGACTCGATGGTATGGACGACCAACTCGGTTGCACCGCGGTCGGGAGAGAACGCGGTCTCCACCGGGCATGAGAAGCACGGCGGGGCGGCGAGCAGCGAGATAAACGGACTCGCCAAAAGGAAGTAACGGGTCAGCAATAGCCCCCTCACACTAAAACTCCTTCGGCACGACAGGCCTGTAAACGCCGCGCGCCCGCCAATCGAAAATCTCCTGAAATCCAGGTGGCACAACTATGCTGTCAGCAGAATATTTGCGGCTTAGGATTATAAAGGCAGTTTCTCCACTACGATTCGTGATCTGCACGGAGTCTGCCGGTAACGAAAAATACGCGACCCTCTCGAAATCGAAATGAGTCCGGCAATAACCAATCCCGGCAGCAAAAGAAGACATTGAAATGGCTGCGGTCAGGGCCGCTATGGCGAGGAGGGTGCGCATGGACTACGGGCTTTCCATTTCTGGTATTGGAACAATGTACATGCAATCTATAGCCCCGCATTCGACGCGTCGCTTATTTCTTATCAATCTGTCGCCACAAACAGGACAACGCTCAGGGAGGACCGTATAGGCCGTTGCAGATTCCCGCTCCTGCTTCCGCATAGCCTCTCCGCGTTCGAATTCGTCAAAGCGATCATACGTTTGGCCTTCGCCGCGCCATTTCAGGTCAGGCTTTGTTTCCCGCCCCGCTACGTCCTTCGGCTGCTCGGACTCGTGCTGGCGGATGATGGTGATGGCCTCCCGAAATGCTGAGCACTCTCCATTCATGAATTCTTGACCTGAATAGTCGCCGTTGAGGCTCCGCAGTTGCCGGCTTCGGTTAACGAGTTCCCATTTGGCCTGGAGCTTCTCAATCAGCGAATCCGTTGCTGCGGTGCCATCCGCTTCACCCCCCACCGTGCTTCGCCCGATGTTCACGATCCTGCCGGCCTCGTTGCCATCAGAGTCTTTGAGACGGATCTCGCCCGATGGAACTGAGGGATCGCAATCGATTTTGATGTCCGATGGTTTCATGCCTCCCGCTCCTTCAGCTTTCGGCGCGCTTCCGTCAACTCCGCCATCGCGGCAGCGGACCCGCCGCAGTCAGGATGCGCGGCCATCGCCTTCTGCCGGTACGCGCTGTCGATTTCGTCCTCAGTGGCACCGGGCCTGATGCCGAGGACTTCATGCGGACTCTTTGGTGCAGGCAACGCCACGAATCCAGTGAACGCCTGCTCGACCATATCGCCAGTTCCCCAACGCTCGATGCCGCGGAGGGCTTCAATCGCCATCGCTATGGCGTAAAGATTATCCTGCACTCTATCCCAGCGGTCGCATGCGAAGCACATTTGGCGCTTTTTGTAGGTGAAATATACGGCCACACCACGATCGACAGGTTGTGGCTGATCCGAATATGGAAGCCCATCTCCTCGTAGGGTCAGATTTGAAGAGATAACCGGCAACGTGCCGTCGAGCAGCTTGATTTCTCTTAGGACACGCTTCGTAATGACGTCAATCGTCCGTCTGCCGAATTTGCTCGTACCCTGGTATCGCGCACCCGGGCGGCTGAAGGGCCAGGACAGGGGGAATGCGGATACGACGGTCATGCGGCGGCTTCTTTCATCTTGCGTTGCAATTCCCGCAATTCGCATTCAAACTGACGGGCGGTTTTCCAAGCGCAATCCTCCCTTGCGTGCTCAGGGATTTTCCTCACAAGCCTCTCCGCAGCATCCGTTCTAGGCGTCTTCCCCGCCTCGCCAAGGTTCTCTCTGATCCGGACTATATCGAGGGCCTGGCATATAGCGCGCATCGCATAATCCCCATCCACCTTGAACCATTCGCCTTCAAGCCGATGGCGACGCAGCAGGTAGTGTGCCTCGCGCTCTACAGCAGCCACTTCACCTGCCGCGCACTCCAAGCTGTACAAAAGCACCAAAGGCTGATGATGAGACGTTTGCAGTTCCTTCAGCCTATTTCCCGGATTTTTTGCCTTGCCGATCTTGACCACATCAGCGCCCGCGCTGATGGCGTACACATAAGCTCTTGCGGAAACAGTATTGCCCGAAACTTCGGTCAAGGCTATATCGGCTGATGTCATTGCAGTTCTCCCAAACAGAATTGCGGTGGCGGGGCATCTGGCCTGACCGCCAGGTGCCCACTGACCATAGCCGATGGATCGCCACTGTCAACCGAAAACGCTTGACGCACTCCCCTTGCGGGAATATCCGTTTGGAAAAAATAGGAGGGGATATGGCCGACTCTGCAATGCTCGACCGCCCATTTCAAGCGGTGTTGGAACGGCATCAGAAGTACGAGGGGACTAAGGTTTATCAGTTTCCCCTCTGGCCTGAGCCTGAGCGCGGCGTCCCCAATGAGTTCAGCCGATCCGCCCTATTTGCGGCCATCCAGGCGACCGACGCGCGGTATCTCGACAACGAGCAGATCGCCTCTCAGGAAGGCTTCTCAATAACGTACACCGGTCGGCGCTTAAATCAGATCCACCTCGATGTATTTGAGGGCATAATGCACTTGGCCAGAGGGCGCGAGGAGGGAAATCGTATCGAGTTCACCGCGCATCAGCTCCTGACGTTGATTGGGAGAGATGCAGGTTCTTCCCAATACAAATGGCTGACCCGCACGTTCAACCACATCACCGCCACGTCTGTTGCGGTGTACAAGAATGGAATCAAGGTCTTTTGGGGCTCTCTCTTGCCAAAGGGAACTTTCGATGGCAAGAAGTACGTTATCGAAATCAATCGGGAGCTTATAGCGCTGTTCTACCGCGGGTTCACAAGAATCGATTGGGAGCAGCGTCGTGCACTTCGCCGTAAGCCGCTGGCTCAGTGGCTCCAACTCTATTATTCCAGCCATGCCGAGCCATACGCGATCTCTCTAGAATTTATCCGCGAGAAGTCAGGAAGCTCAACTAAGTGCCTTCGCAAATTTAAGCAAATGGTAAATGCTGCGCTTGCGGAGCTAAAGCGTGTTGGCGCAATAACAAGCGCCCGGTTTCTGCCAAAGAATATGCTTGTCGTCGAACGAACCCCATCTGCCTCCCAGCAAAGGCACATCGAAAAACGGACACGGCATAGGAAGTACGCCACTAAACGGAGCGCAAAACCCGTCTCTTTGTTGCCTGATCTTTTTAAAGAAGGATTAGAAGAAGATTAAGCGCTTGGGGACAACCCGCCGAACGCCTTGAAAACCATCAAGCATCCATCTCCCAAGACTCGGCTACACCGTACTCCTGGTGCCGATCCAGGCATACTCCCACTGCTGAGAAGCCCTTACTTCCATTGCCGACCGAATACCTCTAATGCCGGGGAAAATAACTCCCAGTGCCGAATCGCCGTACTCCCAATGCCGAGCGCGTTCCCAAAGCGCAAGCGAAGGCGATGGGGTGGGTAACGCCGTCAACGGTAGAATGGGTCCATGGATGACAAACCTCCGTCGGACTTCATCGCATCCGTTGATGAGATGATCGCTCGCCATTTCGCAGTCGATGCGCGGTTCGAGTTGCGAAAATTCACGAAGGAGCAGCTCAACTGGGACAGCGTCGAGGCCATTCTGCAACGCTTGATACTTTGCTCAATTGCTCATGCCAGGAATCAGGTCGATGGCCGAAAAACCGGCACCATGACATTCGATGAAGCTATGCGTTTGATTGCCACGAAACGCGTAATGGTGACACGGCCTTCATGGAACGTATTTTGCGCCGTTCGAATGGATGAGCACTATCTCGACGATACATGGGTGAAAGAAGTCCACTACTGGAAGCTGGACAACTGCGATGGCAATTGGAGCGGTGATGGATGGCCGTATAAACCCACCGATGAAGATCGCGCAGCTACTGATTGGATGCTTTACCAAGCTCCGCAGGAGAATTGGGTCGAACTCCACCTTTCATAAACCGGAAGCAAAAACCACTACATCACCGCGCTCTTTGCGTCAATGCGTCCCTCCATCAATTCGCGGTTGCGCTCTTTCGCGCATCTGCTAAAACGCGGTTGAACGCAAAGACGGAAGCACCAGATGGTTTTCATGGCCTTGATCAGCCAAAAAGGAGGCGTGGGTAAATCCACCCTCGCCCGCCTGGTTGCGCGTGAATACGCCAAGGCCGGGTGGAGCGTGAAGATCGCGGACCTCGATATCGCCCAGAGCACCAGCTTTGCCTGGCAGGGGCGCCGGTTGCAAGCCGGTATTGAACCCGTCGTCCCGGTGGAGCGTTTCGGGAGCGTTGAGCAGGCCAAAGCCGCGAGCCACGGGCTGGACCTGATGATCTTCGATGCACCTCCGAACTCGACTGCCGCCACGCTCCGGATTGCGCGCGCCGCGGACATCGCCATCCTGCCGACCGGGCTTTCGCTTGATGACCTCCAGCCCACCGTGCTTCTGGCGCACGAGCTGGTCAAGAATCGCGTGCCCAAGGCCAAGATCGCCTTCGCCCTCTGCCGGGTAGGCGATAGCCACCTCGAAGTAGCCGAGGCGCAGAATTACATACGGGAAGCCGGGTACATAGTCCTCAAGGGCTCCATCCCCGAGAAAATCGCCTATCGGAGGGCCAGCGACAGGGGCCTGGCGCTCACCGAAACCCGGTTCCAGACGTTGAATGAGCGCGCAGATCGTCTGGTCCAGAGCATCATCGATCTCGTTTCCGCCAAGAGGGCCGCGTAATGGCTAGGGTCCCGCCACCCAAGGGCAAGGGCGAGCCGCCGCCGCCCGATGAAACGGTGGGGAACCTCGACAAGGGGGAGATGTCGCACCTGAATTTCCGGGTGCCGGCAGCGTTTCACAGAGAGTTCGCGATCTTCTCCATCCAGCACAGCTTCAAGAGCCAGACCGAGACGTTGTACGCGGCGTTCGAGGCGCTGAAGGACAAGCACGACGGTGGACAATAGGTGATATTTTTGAATAGTGTCCACACGCCTGCGAGTGCTGCTGGGAGCATCTATCGGCTTTGCTATGGGCGTGGTGTGGACGCGTGCCCGCTCGCTCGGTCACCCGCAAGAGTGGGACATTTTTCGGAAGCGTCACCCTGAGTTCCTAAAGCATTTGCGCGAGCTGGAGGCCCTAATCAATACGGTCTTCATCGAGCAGCCATCGGCCAATACCCCGGATCGAAGGCTGGTGTACCTCCTCGGCTGCCTCTGCTGGCAAGACTATAGGGAAATCTTGCTACTCTGCGGCAACGGATATGGCATCGCGGCAGCGAAAATCCTTCGTAGTCTATATGAGCATGCCGTAACCGCACACCACATCGTCAAGCACCCGGAGAATGCCTCTCTATTTAATGACTATGTCCACATTCAGGACAAGAAATTCCTTGAGTACGCCAGAAATGTTATTCCTCCGGAGCATTTCGCGACCTTGCTCGGGGATGAGCGGATAAAGCAGGTCATTGAACAATATGAACGTGTCCGCCCCCAATACCGCAGGGATAGTTCATGGACATCCGTGAATGTGTACGACATCGCGCGAAACGACGGCACCGGGCTGCATACATACTATTCGGCGTGCTTCGCCAGCCCGTCCTGCCATCTTCATGCATCTCCAAGGGGATTGTATTCACGGATAGCGGAATCTGAGGGAAAGATTGTATTTCAGGCTGGTTCGCAGCGGCTGGAGGCCTCCGAAACCTTGAAATTAGCCACCAGTGTTTTTCTGATTGGTTTTCGCGCCCCTCTGAATATGTTTGCGCCGGAGCTGAATAGCAATCTGTCGCTATTAATGTCCAAGCTGCTCCTGGATTGGGCCACCGAGCAGGCTCCTGCGCCTGCGTAGTCTACCCTAAGAACGCAAAAAAAGCGCTGCCACCCCGAAGGGCAGCAGCGCCAGTCTCGCCAGAATGCGAATCGTCAGTCCACCACCCGCGCCTCAAAGTGCGCGAAGAAGCGGCCTATCAGGTAAATGAAAATCATCGCAGCCTCCTTCAGTTGAAGGGGCCTTGCCGTCAGTCGATTGTTCCTATTTCTCAGCCTTGTTATCGTTTTGAGGCGACGGCTGATTTATCTTCTGCACACCAAAGAACCAGCGCTTCGTCCACAGAATCAGATAGACCGTGCACATGATGAACGCGTCAGACGTGTCCTTATCCACCGGCACGCCATGCGCGTTGGAATATTTCACCAGCCAGCTCACCAGATATATGGCGATCAGGGTGATCTCGGGATGATATCTAAGTAGCAATTGCATTGAACTCTCCCTGAAGCGCTACCGCGACTGCCGCAAGCTGAATATGGTGCCATTTCATTGGGCCGTCCGGATCGAACCCCGCAGGTTCGCAATAGACCTGTACCGGTTCGCGAGGATGGACGTACCCCATGATCTCCGGTGGAACGTCGCATACCGGATCTGCCCCGTTGCGGTAGGCCCGTATGGTCACGGGAGCGAGAATCTGTTTGAGCTTCGCGCCGCCAGGCCGGGGAGGTTCAAAGGCAACGATGGCCTCCGGCTTGACGCCAAGACCGCACATCAACGCACCGAATATCAGTGCGCGCGCCGCGCCGAGGCTATGGCCGGTGACCCGAATGGGCTTCGTGAAGGGCTGGAGCGCCTTGAACACATCGCGCATGCCGGTCATGAAGCCCTGCTCGACGCCGCCAATGTCGGGTAGCGTCACCATGCGCGCCTCAAAATCTCGCCACCAATCCAGCAGGCATTCGCTGCCGGGAAATACGATGATCTGCTCGTCGGGCGTCTCCTTAACGAACACCTTGACGCCCGAAATATCGAGCGCGCGGTCGAATATCTTGGTTTGAAAGTAGCTTGCGTAGCACAACAGGGCGCACTGGAGGTCCGAAGCGGTCATGGCGAATTCGCGGAAGAAAGGACGCACTCGCCGTTCGAGATCTGCTTGCCGCGCGCATCGTAGATGATGATGTTCTCCCACCGGCCGCCGTTTGCCGTGCATTTCTCTTGCGGGGTAGGGTCTGGGATGGCGCTGATGATGTCCGTCAGAGTCTGACAGCCGGCGAGCGATGCCGCGGCTGCGATCAAGAGCAGGACCTTCAACACTGCCTCCATACGCCACGCTCAAGGTAGCCATGCCAGCTATGTCCTTGACCATCCGAGATCAAGATGGACGGGCTCACCGTGATAGTGCCGTCTTCATGCTCGACAATGCTGTGCGATCCCAGATTTCCGTGGAGATCATCGCAGGCGGGAGGTAGGCAGTACCAAATGCCATCAAGGCCTTTTCCATATTCTCCTGGTTGAAGCCGAGGGAATGGATATCGCCCCTCTTCGCCCGGCCGCTCATCGACTCGTTTTCCCTGCATAACTGTTTTCCTTCCGCTTATGCGGCTCCCTTCAGGGGTTGCATCACCGCATTCCATTCCGGCTTCGACAGCCCGAGCGGTGTTTTCCCGGTGAACCCGTTCACCCACTCCCCGGAAACCAGCCCGTAGGCGCAATCCACGGCATTCTGGACGAAGTTCTGCGTGAGCGCATAGAGCCTGCTTTGCCCCCAGGTTTCGATATAGAGCAGGCCGTCTTTCTTGCTCCACTTGCCCCCGACAACCCAATGCAGCCCCTGAAGCTTCGCACCGGGGACGTAATCCCACACATCCGCTGGAGGAGCGTTATCCGGCGCGTTATTGTCGAAGACCTTTATTCCGAGCCCGACACCGCCGCATTCCCACATTACGGGGAGGATATGCTCGATGGAACACTCGAAGAAGCCGTCGATCTTGCGCCTGCCGCCGAGATTCCCCACCGGAAGGCCGGTATTCATGCAGTAGGTGAGGCCTTGATTCGGGTCCGTGCCGTTATCTGTGGTGGGGTCGTCCTTATTGAAGCCGGTCGCCTCAGAGTAGGCCTGCAGGACGTTGTCCGTGGTTTCCGTAACGTCGAGATTACTCGCCTGCTTGAGCCACAGCGAGGCCTGGTGGTACATGCCAGCCCAGAAGCAGTCACCGTACTCGTTGTTCCCATACATCCCCACCTCCAGGGGAAGGTTCGACAGCCAGTCGATCTCATCCGGGATTGCAGGCACTTCGCCACGCAGCAGCTCGCCGTATCTCCGCACGCGTTCATCGCGCACGTACGGTTTGCGGCCGAATTTAAGCGATGTCATGGGTAAACCGGACAATGCAGGGGGTTTGAAGATTGCTGCACTCACCCTCAATGCCGCTGCAGGCGCTCATGGCGAGCAGGGCAATGAGGAGGAGGAAACGCACTTAGGCTTTGGATGCCGGTGCCGGAAACTGCGCCTGAACCTTCGCGATGATGTCCGCCAGGAGGCTGGAGATTCCCGAGGAGGTTGCCTGAATCGCCGCGCCTTCTGCCAGCGGCAGCAGAGCGGGAAGCTGTGCTTCCATCGTGAGGAGCTGTCCCATCGCTTGAGCGAGTTCCATCTGCGCTTCCATGGGATTCGGATTCGCAGTGATCGCATCGAAGTCGCCTTTGAGCGTCGAGAGGTCGGTGATAAGTACCTGAGCGGCGGTGGCCTCAAGCGTTGAGAGAATGTTGGCTGGCGTACCCATAGAAAACTCCTTTGGTTGGTGATTGAACCCGTGCGAAATGCGCGGGCGGGATTAGCAATTGGCGGGCTCCGAGCAGCTCACATGGTTCGCATGGAACGTCATCCAAGCCTGGTCGAAGTCGGTGTCCTTGCACCCGCAAAGAAGCAGGAGAAGAAGCACGGCGGGGCGCATCAGCGTCGACGCAGCGGTTTGGGGCGGCGGTGCGCCAGCTTGTACATGACCGCAAGCGATAGCGGCAGCGAAACGGCAACGGCGACCGAGAGGGCATCGAAGCCGAAGCCCATGATAGCGTTGCTGCCCGTGACGATGAGAATGACAAGGACGGAAAGCGCCACCAGGGAGTTGAACCAGTCCTTCAGCATCGAAAGTCTCCTACATGTAATTGGCCGCCAGAACTTCCAGCTTGAAGGTCTCCGTCAACGTTCTACCGCCTGTTGTGGTTATCGTGTTCGTCACATCGTAGAAGAGCGCAGCGGTACCGCCGGAGATCCATGCGGTCGTACCCTGGGATGTGAAGCTGCTGGTCGTAATGGTTGGGCCTGCGGGGGAAATCGACCAGGAACTCGTCGCTATGGTGTCCGTGCCGAGATCGGTTGCCCAAGTGATGGAATAGTCCTTGTTCTCGATGGGCGTCTTCGTGGCGATAACCGTCGCCTGGGCCGTAAGCGCGATACAAACGAGCGCAGCGGCCAGAAACCGGCTTATATTCCTGGTCAGCATCATGAGAATGTCCTGTTGTTTGGCGGCGCGACGAAGTTACGGTTGTCTGTGGCCGTCAATCCGCGATTATTCGCAGGGGCCGTGAAATTCCTGTTATCCGACGGGCTGAACGAGCGGTTTTGCTCGCCAGGCGTGAAACTGCGTCCCGAAGGCACAGGAGCGCCCGAAGGGTTGCCTATGACACCAAGCACGAACTGACCCAGAGATCCAATGCCGAGGCAACCGGAGAACATGATTATCAATACTGCTGGATTAGCGGTGCGATTGTATAAGTGCAGGTCGCTGTCGGGAAATCCGTACCGGTGCAGCTTTGGTTGGAGTTTCCGAGCGGGTTATCTGTCCCGATATAAAGCGAATCGCCGGGGCTCAAGACAAAATAACGCTGCGTATTCTCGTCCACTATCCAACCGGGATCGACCACCGCATTGTCACTACTGCTATTTGAGTGCTGTAAGAGATCGATCGACGCAAAGTTTCCATTCCCTACCGTCCCGTTAGGAACCCCTGAGACGAGAAATAACAGCGGGCTTCCGCTGGGATGCTGGATGTACATTAATATGCGGGGCGCAAAGGATTCAATGTTGGAATTCGCAAGTATCACCGCTTGCACCTTGGCCCCCTTTCCGCTTGAGGAAGAGGTATAAACAAGCTGTGGCGTGACGCCAGAACCGCTGCTATTCGCGGAGAGAGCGAAGATCGGGTTATAACATGTCGCGTTTCCGCCACAAGGAGCAGAAGCAATGGCCATATCGATATATAACACGGCCAAGATGACTGCCAGGAGATAGCCCAGAAGTTTACGCATAAAGACCTTTCTAATTGTGCAGGTTGCCTGCTGAAGACGCCTGCCAGACCGCCACCGATTTAACGATAAGCGGATTCCCGCCACCCCCGAGGATCAGGACCAGATGTTGCTGGTCAATGATGCCGAACGTCCAGGGCGTGGTGAGCGAGGGAGGTGGGCTCTGGTTCGTGAATTGAGAATAGTAAATCGTCGGGAGAACCTGGATATCGTCAAAGTAGAACGCGATCGATCCGTTGGCGCTTCCGGTGGCCGGCACCCAGAGCATCCCGTACCTGTGATTCAGCGTATAATCCGTGCCGATAGGGATGTTAGTGATGTTCGCGTTGTTTAGTGGGGCATAGTTGTTTGAGTTAATTGCGCAGAACCCCGGCGGGCAGCTGCTGTCATAGATTCCGTACCAGTCATGAAGCGTCGAGTCGTAAGCGTAGCTCGAAACCGGCTGCAAGAATTCAAAAATGTCGTTTTCGATGAAATGGTAGTATCCCGTTGTCTGTCCAGCCCATTGCTGGCCGCTTAAGTTCGCCAGGTGTTCAACCGCCATCGTCCACCAGGCGGGCCATTCGGTTGACGAAGGATAAGGAGGAAACGCGGCTCCGATGGGGTTAAAGGAAAAGGTCGCCTCGATATAGGCACCCCCACCGAAGGCCGTACCCACGTAATACGGGGCATCTGAGATAACCGCAGCGGAGGCGATATTGCCGTTTCCGGGACCGCTGCCTACAGTGATCGTCCCGTTGCTGTTGACCTCGGTACCGTTGAGAGCGGGAGTTGCCCCAAAGAAGTTCCAGACATACCACTTGTACCCGGATGAATAGGTCATCCCCAAATCGACATTCGAGGATGAAAAGTTTGAGGCGTTGGAAAACGTCTCAGTCAAATACCCAGCCGCACGGGCCGCTGGAGGAATCGGAGATCCGCCAACGCGCCGGAATGCCTGGACCGGGTGAACTAGAGCAAGAACAAGGAAAACGGCGAGTAGAAACCTTCTCATTGACCACTCACGTAAAAATTCCCAGCACCATCCGTAGTAATCGTTGCGTCACCCGCTCCTTGGGCAACCGTTGCGGTCGTTCCAGAGCTTCCATTCTTGTAGACCGTGTCGGAGCATCCGGAGCCGACAGCGAGTGTTGCTGTTCCGCTCACCGAGAATACCTTTATCAGGCCGTTGGGGCTCAAGGTATTGCTGCAGGGCAGTGTAATGGTTTCCGACCCTGCACTTAGGTAAAACTGAGTCTGAGACGCAAAATCCTGCTGCGTGACATTCATGGCTCCCGTCACCTTCTTGGAGACGGAAAACGGAGCCGAATAGATGAACTCGCTTCCGTCGTAGAGAACAACAGCGGGGCCGGGAACTATCTCTCCGCCAACGAGAGATAGTACATCGCCATAACCATCCAGTATCTTTAGTGATTTTGGCGATAGGCTGCCTATCTGGAGGTTGGCGGCAGAGGGATTGGTTTGATTGAAAGTGATGTTGTAAATCTGCCCGGCCTGCAGGATTGACGGCAGAGGGTTAACGCCGCCGGGCGCTGTATATTGCCCGGAGGTATACGTCGTTGTTCCAGTTGCATAGACGGCATTGGAAACCTGCGCGTTTATGGAATTCCTGATGACGCCGACCGAGGGCGCATCGCTGTCAATACTGAAGGTCCCCTGAGAGGGATTGTAGTTAACCAAATCTCCCGTGGGAGTCACCGCGGCGCACTTGCCATGATTGTTTATCTGAAGCTGGCCGTTCGTGCCACAGGGTGGGTTATAAGCAGCCGCCAGGCAGGGCACCAGCACGGCGGCGAATGCGAGCAGTGTCTTCATCACTCTATCCACAGGTTTGTCCCATCCGACCAAAAGCTAACGGTCTGGCCATCCTCGTTTAATTGGTACTGCGAATCGTTGTCGATCAACCCAGAAGCTGGCGCGAGGATAACCGCATGGCCCTCGCAGATGTAAGCCGCGTCCTTAAGAGAGTAGGACAGCCCGGGAACAAGCGCAGTCGGGTCAATCGAAATCGTGCAGGCTCCGGAAGTCTCCTGATTGAGCGCAATCTTTTTTACCGTGGCGCTAGGCCAGGAGAAGTTGCCATTTGCTTTCCAGACCATGCCATTTGGCCAGATCTCTTCCATCAATTGAGCGGTCACGACCTGCGCGACGGAAGCACCGGCCACGTGCGCCACGGCGGTAGTTCCTTCGATACCCCTCTGAATGGTAAACGTCGCACCGCTTGTCGCGGTAACGAGTACAAGCTCGGTTGGGGACTGGGGCGTATCCTGGATGGCCATGCGGAATTGCTGGCCGGCCGAAAGAACGCTGAAATTTGCAGGGTTATTTATTGTGCAGGAGGTTGCAGTCGATGAGATGGCGGCGTTGAGCGTCGCGGGAGGCCCAACAGCATTTTGAAACTGCTCTGAATTTGCCATGGCTCATGCTTGGTCTATTCTGGGTGGGCGCTATTCATTGTCAACAACTGTCACTTGCCCGTCCGAACCCGCCGCGCCGTTCGCCCCAGCCCCTCCCTGTGAACCAGTGCTTGCTTTCAAACCACCACCACTGCCTCCGGTGCCACCGGCCCCGCCGCATCCTGCATTGGTTGTCGGTGCAGCATTCGCAGTGTTGCCGTTGCTTCCCGAAGCACCCCCCGCGACCCCGTTAGCCGGATTTGAACAGGTAACGTCGCCGGTATTGACGCTGCTTTGTCCACTACTGCCGCCCCCTCCATTCGTTCCGCCGGACGCTCCGCCTGAACCGGCAACAGTATAACTGCCTGAGAAGCTGTTGATATATTGTGTTGACCCGCTGTTTCCGGCAGTGGCTGGGCCAACGCCAGCGACTGGCGCCACACTGGAGATGAATTCGCTGATACCCGCATAACCGGCACCGCCTCCGGTGGATATCGTTCCCCCATTTCCGGGTCCGGACGAAGGCGCCCCTTGAAATGTCAGCAGGCTCCCAAAGGAAGAATTGGTGCCGGCTCCGCCGGACTGACCATTTCCTCCGGTTGACCCTGCGGCATTTGCAGCCGTTACTGTGCCGCCGTTCCCGACGCTTCCGCCCTGTCCCACCGTGACGGTGTAGGACGTGCCCGGAGTCACCACGACCTGATTGCAGGTACTAACGGTGCTTCCGCCGTTGCCGCCACCACCTCCTGATCCTGCCCCAGAAGACGTGGAGCCTCCCCCGCCGGCGCCTCCGCCGCTACCCCCGCCAGAGCCCCCGCGCCCGCAAACCGTTGCGCTCGTAACGCCAGCCGGAGCAACCCATGTATACATTCCGTGCGTTGTCCATTGCCAGAATCCTCGGTTCGATGACGCGCTGGTCTTTAGCCAATTCGTGCCATCGCTTTGGAACTCATAATTTCCCCAATTGGCATTGAGAGTTATGCTGGCCGCCACGCCTTCGATGCTTTCAGAAGCATATTGCTGAAGCGTCGGAGCTGTAGTGCCGAAGTTCCCCTTGCTGTCCTTGATTTTGATCGTGCAGTTGGCGGCAGGATTCGGCAACCTGAGCGTGACCGAGCCGCCCGTGGTATCCACCTCGACGAATCTGTTCCCGCATGCGAGCGAGCAGGGCGAGGAGGCATGACTGCACGTAGCCATCTGTGCTGCCGGCAGGCCATAGCTCCCGAAATTTCCGCTTGAGTCGGTTTCCGGGACTGACGATGCGGCGTTCGTGGTCGTGGCGGGCAGGCGTCCGACAGCCAATGTCCCGGAGCTTATGTTGGATGCATTGGTGGCATCCGTCGAGCAGGATGCCGCGCCATTGCTCAGGTCCGCACAGGACGGCTGTGCTTTCGACGATACGGTAGTCAGGAAATTATGGTTGGTAGCTGATGTAACCGGTGCTGAGCCATTGATCTGCGAAACAGTGGGATTCGGGTAGGAACCCGAAAGATCGCCCCCTGCTGTGCCCCCAGGATTCCCGCCAGTGGTCGATGGCGTTACTCGCTGCCCATCAGCTTCGTGGCACAACAACAGCAGCGAGAGCGCTGCAAACAAGAACCGCTTCATCGGGATGCCCTATTGAAAATTTGCGAAAAATGGATCGCCGGAAGTTCCTGTGATGCAAACCTGATCGCCAAGAACGTTGATGGTATTCACCACACAATTCACGGAATAGCCTGGTGGGAGGGTAACAGAGCCACCAGACGTTGCGGCGGAGCAATTTGCACTATTCGTACTGTCGAAATAAACCAATTGGTTGTGGCTGTTTGTAGATGGATTTTGAATCGTACAACCGAGCCGGTTATTGGCCTTTCCCTGGATCGACTGAAAGCTGTTTGTCACAGCGATAGTCCCGGACAGGTTGATACTTGCCACAGGCGCCGTTTGCGCCCACACCCAACTGACGCTGAGCAGAAATATCGCGCACACCAATAACGATTGCACGAGCACCCTTGAAGCGCGCATAGAGATCCTCGGATTTTAAGGTTTGAAAGAAGAACTTTATGAAGGTTGCAGAATGGTCAGGTCGAACGTATCGCCGAGCTTCTCATTAAGCATGGTGAGCGTGGCAACGGAGTTAAGCACCGCGGGCTTTGCGGCGACTTCTCCGAAGGAATCCCCCACGGCGATACAGCCTTCTAGATCCGCCACATCGTTCGCGGCATGGATGAGGATTCCGCTGCGGTCGGGGACGTTCGTCACTTCCCACGTATTGCCGAGCGGAAACTTCTGGCTTAGGTGCCGGATGCAATGATACGTCCCAGCCGGAATGCACGATACATCGGATGCATTGTCGAGCCACGGGAGTTCGCAGGTGACGCACGCGGGGATGGCGTCGATGCTAAGCAGACCGAATGTTCCTTGCGGATTCGATGGAGACCGCGTGACGGTAACGATCATGAGGCTTCCTATTCTACTGTTTCTGCGTCTCTAGCGCCCGGATACGAATTTCGTGGTCGTTGAGCTTGTCCGTCTGCCACTTGGTTGTAGTGGTCATCTCGGTTTTCAGGTCGTTCGCGCGTTGATCGAACTTCTCATTAAGGTCTTCGATTTTCAGTTCAATCATGGGGATGTGCGACACGTTCATCGCCATCCAGCTGATTACGCCGAGCATGAGCACGGCCATCACGCTGCTGAAAACCCGGTACATCACTAGCATGAACCGTTGGTCGATGTTCTTGCGTCTTTCGTCTTCCATGGCCTTGTCATCCATTTCTTGCTCCGCTGATTTCCCGTTTGTTCTTAAAAGGTAAAGCTCCCCACGCTGGCGTTGACTGAAGACGCCGTGGTGTTTCCCGATTGCCAGTACATGGCCTGGGAGGATGCGAGGATCGGGAGATGCCGCCAGTTCAAAGTCGGTATGTAATCCGAAAGGGAAGCAGAAAGCTTGCCGCCCTGCTGCAATCCCGTTCCGGTACCGTCAGCGGACACCTGAAGATTGCAGGCCGCGCCATTTCCCGCCGTCATGTAGCCACTGCAACTTTTTGCAGTAGTCGGCACCGCGCTGGAAAGCGAAACGGATGTGAGGCTTGAGACCCCCGTCGCATTTGAAAGCACGGCAATCGGCGATTGGTAAAACACTTCCCGGTCCAGCTGCGTTGAAACCACGAAATGCGATGAGCCGTTCGTGAGCATGAAGCCGATGAGCGCCGACATCGTGTAGCCGGATGGCATGTTCGTGCCCGCGTAGATGCTGCCGTTGCTGGTACTGGAAAGTGTCGCCAGTATTGCAGCCGTGGATGTGGTGGGATTATAGATCGCATACAGAGCATAGAACGTGTTTGCGGCGAGCGAGCCAGTGTCAAGGCCGTTCGCGCCGTTTCCGGAGGCGGTGAGTGTGACGCTGAAATTGGAAATCTTATACCCGAAACCGCCCAAGGCCGTTTCCACCACGACTTCCTCGGCCACTGCGGTTGCCGTCGCGTTGCCGGTCTGCGTAATGACCAGATTGCGGGCGCTTCCTACTACTGAATTCGTGAAATAAGGAGCAGCGAGGTACAGGGTTTCAGACAGCCGCAGCCATGGAATCCACGAGGAGCTGTCAAGACTTAAAATCCTGATTAGGTTGTTGGTCGTATCATGCCACAGTTGCCCCGCTTCCCCTGATGCTGGTGCACCCGTTCCGGAAGCGAGTGTGTTGAGTGTGTCGAGCGCCGCATTCGTGTCCTGCGTCATCGAGAGGCCAGACACCGTACCGGTGGTGGGAAGAACCAGAGAGTTTTGCGACATACAATCCTTATTGGTTAGGCGTTAGCAGCCCTGGGCAACCCAGTCTATTGTCCTCGACACACCCGAGCCGCCGTTTACGACCTGGCAATTGAAGCCAGTGAGGCTTTTCGACGTAATGAGCACATCGTCGCCCGCAGATCCGCCGACGATGCTCACCTGCATGTTTGGTTCAGTTGGCCCGGCCGCGGGTGTGACAGTTCCACCGGGCCCGGCATTGAATGCCAGCGGGAACGCTATCGCTGTGCCGCCCGAGGCAATGGAGACGTTCGTTCCGGTCTGCACAAGGTCAGGCACGTCCACGATAAACGTAATATCCGAAAGCACCGGAATCACATCCGGATCAGCGGTCTCCAGCATCACGCGGAACCCGAAGGCGTTCCCATAATAAGACCCCGGTATCCAGTTCTGCCAGTCGCCCCACGTCACGCCGCCATTGGTTGAAGCCTGAATCTGTGGTGTGACGCTGGTGTTGTTCCCGAGATCGATCCCAAGGATATTCTGGGAATTGAGATAATCCGTGAGCGCCAGGATATTCACGGCATTCAGGGAGTAACCGACCTCCGCGCCCATGTTAATGATGATCTGGGCGGTTTGCGGCTCGGCAAGGAAGGCGCCGTACTCGAATCCATAGATGCCGCTCGACACCACGCCGCCGTAATAGAGGATATTCGGCGTGTTCAGGTAATCCGCGTCCGTCAGGATGTTGCCGGCCGCATTGAGTGTGAGGCCGAGAGAAGTGACAGCTGTATTCTCGAATGTGCCTGGCCAGCCCGTGCTTCCCCAGTTCCTGAATCCCGAAGCATTATAGGTAATTATCGGATTCTGCGTGACCTGCGACCCGACAATCGAGATCGATACAGGAGTTTCGGAGTAAACGTCCGGGCCGCCGTTGGGCACTTTGAAATGCGCCGCTACCCAGTACGTGCCGTCACCGGAGATCGGCCCCTGCAAGAGCGGCGTCCGGTAAAGCACGTTGCCATTCGCCCAAGTCGTACCCTGTCGTACCTCGTAATCAATCGGGCTACGGAAGTCGCTGATCGCGTCCCAAAGAATTTGCGTAGTTCCAGCCACATAGCCCGTATAGGCGGGCGCAAGTCCCGTTACATTCGGGAGCGCCGACGTATAGGCCGTCCCCTGCACGGTGTAGGTATAGGGCTGCACGTCAGAAAGCTGCTGTTCGCCGCCTCCCCAGATGTTGAACGATAGCAACTTGATGAGGATTGTCTGGCCGATCAGCGGAGCCGCATACGGATACTCGAAGATGGCCGAATCCAGCCGAGCGAACTGGGCACCTGCCGCATGGCTGCCGATATTGCTATCGTAAGCGCCGCGGACAAGGAAAGTCAGGTCATATTCATTGGTTCCGGAAAGCCCGGCATTCTCATAAGCGATCAGTTCACCATCAACGTAGCAAAGGGTGTTGAGATCGGTCGCATCCGTCTGCGAACCCGCCACCAGCTGGCCGCCGCTTTCGGAAAGATTCACCGCCAGGGTATTGCTCTGGTCTATCGTCTGACCAGTCGCCGAAGCCGTCACGCTTGGCAGGGCCGAAGAAAGCACGCCCTGCCGCGCCGCGCCCTTGATCCTACCTATGTTCTTGTAGGAATTTCCGTCAGTTGACAGATAGACGTCGCAACCACCCCACAGCGCCGTATTCTGCCCGGACACTGCCATCCAAACGGCCAGTTCCCCAGCAAGTGCATCGGTGGGCTCGAAGATGACCGGGATATTCACGTTGCCCGGATCGGCGTTGTAGTTCGCGATGTACCCGTTGCCGCTCTGGAAATTCACCAGCGCCGCGGTGCCCGTCCCCTGAAGGTATTCCTCCGCGATCATGGAAAGCGATCCGTCGTCGTTTTCCTGAATCTCGCGGATACGCACGAGGAGATCGGAGATGCCCATCACCTCGTCATTGATCTCGATGATGTCCATCGGATCGATGAAGATGTAGGTCTGCGGAAGCTGAAAACTGTAGAGGTTGCGAATATTCTGGCGCTGCAACTGAAGCTGCGCCGACTGACGGGCAGCGGCGAGATTGCAGAACAATGTCGAGTTGCTGGCCGCAGACTGTTTTAGCTTGTATACCTCGATTAACGCCTGATCCTTGGCCTCCACCACCGCCACGTTGTAATCGTTCGCGCGGTCGAGCACCTGCAGCTTGATTGAATTGATCTGATCCTTGGGCCGCGTGCGCTGCATGAGCACGGGGTTTTTATCACCCGATGCGACGGTCAGGCCGATGGGATTCGTGTTCTCAAGGAAATCGTCATCGTCAAGCGAGGTGACCGGCGTAACAGGCGCGGTGTAGGTATAGCCGAAAGCGGAAACATTGGTATCGCCGTAAGGCACGAGGTTCAGAGTGCCGTTGCTCCAGACGAAGGCGGAGTTCGTCGCCGTCGCGATATCCTGCAGGGGCTGTGAAATCTGCTGCTGCTGGTTATACGCAATGGAGATCAGCAGCCCGTTTGCGATGCAATAGGCCTGATAGACAGAAAGATCGCCGACATACTGCGAAGGAAAGGCCGCGCCGTAATGCTCATTGGTGAGCATGTCCGCAATCACCAGCGACGGGTCTGCGTCCTGGCCGATGTTGGAGTTGTAGCTGATATTGACTTGCGTGCCGTAATTAAGCGGCGAGAAATAATAGGTGCCGTAGCCGTTTATCGCGTATTCGTAGTAACCGGGATTCGTCTCGACCAGCGTGAACGGATCGCCCTCAAGGTCGGTGACGCCGCCATCGGAAAGATAAGTCGAGGCATATTCCACCACGACCACGCCGGCCGGAAGCGCGATGCCCTGATCGTTCGTATAGGAAACCGCCGATATAGTGTCCGACTCGCCGTAAATCTCCTGCGGCACGGATTTACTGAAGACGCCGAACACCTCGAAGTTGTGGTTCGGCAGCGCGGCACTCTCGCCAAGCTGATACGCTGCGTTAGCTACATAAGCAATCCCGTTATATCCCAGCGCTTCCGTACCCGTGAAAGTGTAGTAGGTGATGACGACGGTATCGCCGATGGCGCCGGAATTGAAGGTGTAAACGCCCGCCGCATAGCTGTACTGCCCAACGCCCGGAGCGCCGGAAGTGTAGGTGAGCGGCGTGCCGATGCCATTGATACCCTTGTCTTGAAAATATGCCTCAATGATTCCTTCCGTGCCGCCTTGTTCATAATCGAGCGGAACCGCAACGGTATAGGGAGCACTCGCCGGAATAGCCTCGTTGACGCGCGCGACTGCTCCGGTCACACCGTTGCCGAGCGTTATCTGGACATGGCTCGATGCCTGCGCGGAATTGAAGGTGTAAACCGCCGCGAATTCCGTGGGGCCTTGCGGAGTGTAGGCAATCTCCACACTGTATTGCCCGGAAGATGGTATACCAGTCGTCCGCGTGTAGGTCTGTGCCGAATACGCGACAACTCCGCCGTCCTGGTAGAAACCGCCAGGATCGCTCACCGTGGCCTGGGCCGAGCCGTTTACCGTATGGGACTCGACCAACGGCGTATTCTTGCCCAGCAGATATCCCCACGGAGACTGGGGGTAGGTGCCGAGAAACTCCGTGAAGCCCAATGAAGAAAGCGACGTGACGCTCTTATCGACGTAGACATCGCCAATACCGACAATCGGGCCTTCGCAAAGCGCCATCGCAACAGCGGTTTGGTAGGTATACTGGCCGCCACCGCCTTTTCCGCCGCCACCAACAACGGTGCCTTTGCCGCCTTTACCGCCGGTCGCTACCGGTGTCGCGACGAAATCCCCGGTCCAGATCAGGTTGGGCGCGACGCGCGTTGTACCGTAAATAATGGTGATCGGATTTCCGTAAACCGAGCTTTGGAGTGCCAGACCGGAGGCGATGGTAGGGCCGTTATTCTTCCTGCCGCCTCCCAGGAGTCCGCTCATTGTTCGCCCAATAACTGAATATTTTCATGGGGCGAAGCTTCCCGCGATCCAGCGTGTTCTCCCCGATATACCTTAGCCACGTCGCGGCCTCGATGTTTTCCAGCATGCAGCACCGGCCCACGAAAGCATGGATGATATGGGGCCACGCAACAACAATTGCGCCATGGCTGAAGCAGCGGCCGTATTTCCAGAGAACAATGTCCCCAGGCTTTGCTTCCGGTACTTCCGCCGTGTACTTTAAGACGCCTCCCAGATAAAGCTCCGCGCTCTTGTGCTTGAAGAAATCCGGAGAATAATGCGGCAGCTTTACAGGTTCGATCAGCCCCGCCTCGGCGTAGGTCTCCGCGAGAAGCGTGAGGCAGTCAACCCCGACGCCCTTTTTGCGGCCATGCGGGTGATATGGCGTCGTTAGCCACGAGCGGGCGATCCGCACCACACGCGCGCGGTCTGCGTCCTCGGTCATATCAGGACGCTGCCTCTGGGCCAGGGATGAACGGAAAGCCCCTGAAGTTGGGCGAATTGTTGAATTTGTTGCCGCATGTGAAGAACAATCGGTCGCAGCCCGGATAAATATTGAACGTATCGCCTGGCGCGGGCGCGCTTGGAAATGGGGCGATTACATTCACCACGCCACCCTTGGTATAGGTGCCTATCGTGCGCGACACTCCCTCGTTCTCCCCACTCGTGAAGGTGATGACGCCCAGGTTGAAATATCCGCTCGCCTGCGACAGCGTGGCGTTGATGGTGCTTTGGGTACAGCTACTGCCTGCCATAGCCGAGGTCTGGAAATTCGACTGCAGAAGAGTGCAACTTGCGTCGTATAGCGTGTTAACGCATGTTGCTTGAAAGAGATTGATCGGCAGGTTTTGATTCAGGATTTCCAGGTAGCTGTTGATCGTGAATGTCGCCAGGTTGCGGCTGATGTTGACCTGTCCCACGTTGCCGACGAACTTTTTCACCGTGCCCGTGGGAATGACGGGATTCGCGTAAGCGCCGACAGGCCAATACGCGCCCAGATAAGTAAGCTCTGCCCCGTCGAACACGCCCTGCCTGACAGCCTCAAGGAAGGGACCGCCGTCAATCTCAGCGGCTCCGGGAATGACATCAAAGACCAGCGTGTCCACCGTCAGGCCAATGGCGTTGTGCATCTTCGCCTTGTTGTCCTTGCGGTCAAAATAAGGCCCTACCGAGCCGCCAGCCGTGAAATACTGATTGTCCCAGTAAGGATCGCCGCCGGAACCGGATGTCTTGAGGGATATGTCAACATCGCCAGAGGCATAGTAAAGATTGCCGCCGCCCGAAAGCGCGAAGGCGTAGAGGCCGCAGTAATTCATCTGGCCCGTCGCAAACAGGGCTTGCAGTTGCGACGTGAGTGTTTTCATGCTTGCGAATCATCTTTGGCTAATTTTTTACACTGCCCCAGTTCAGTTTCTTGACCGAGTAAATCCCCTGAAAATCGAGAGAAAAATCGAATTTGTCGGCGAGGAAGCGGCAGGGGTAGTAATAGGAAAAGTCCGCCGTGATCGCTATGCCACTGGCTGGCGCTCCTGCGAATGTCAGCACGCCGGGAGTCGTCGATCCCCAGGCTGATACCGACCAGCCGGTAGTGTTCGCCACCGGGAAGCCGGGACCGGTGTTTATGAGCCCGCTCGTGGACTCCGACCATCCGCTTCCAAGGGGAATCGTGCTGCCATTCTGCCTCGTTTCAGTTGCGGTTGACGTCGAGACATAGACGTTCCAGCCGATGGCTCCCGCAGGCGGGCTTGACGGCGCCGCGACGTTGAGAATATGGTTCGCCGCCACCGCAAGGCTCGTTTCAACGCTGGTGGCCGTCTCACCGCTATCAGTGACCCACGTGCTGCGCACGTAATATGTGGCTCCCGCGAGCGA